CCGCGCGAAGCTGCTGTGATAGCTGCCTGCCTCACGGTCTCGTCCATATCTGCGGATGCGATGCTCGCATTGTTCGCAGCTATGGTGTAGAGGACCTGCTCGTCGGACCGGTTGTACACATTGTCCATGATTCTGTTGGCCCATTCGACGGTTCTGCTCGACAGCCCTTCTCTGCTGTTCACGTCTTCAAGCCAGGTGTTTCTGTACTCCATGACCTCGGGCGCGTAGTTGACAATCAGTTCGCCGTTCTCGTCCTTGCCAATGGTTGTTGTGCCGTTCTTGATGGATTCATTGAGTAACTGATTGTAATACTGTCCCTTGGCCTCGAGCTCGTCCTTCAGTCCTGCCTGCTGGGCTTCGTCCTGCGTCTTGATGACCTGCGTGGCAATGTCTGTCGTGGTCTTCAGCAATGACATGACGGACTGACCGAAAGCATCCGCCTCACTGGCCTTCTGAGCTGCGATCCTATTCTTGACCGAGGCATTTGCAGCTGACGCGTTAATCAGATTGCTGTAATCGGGGCTACTAATCTGCATTTATGCCTCCTTAATCCATGTTTCCCCATCTTCTTGAAGCAAGTTTGTTGTTGTTCTTCTTCAGTTCCTTGATGGTCTCGTCGTTAAGTCCGAGGGCCTGCTCGTTCAGCGCGATTTCCTTGTTCTTCGTGCCGATCTGTCCCTGGATGGCACTGATCTGATTCTGCGTACTCTTTCTGCCTTGCATGAGGTCGATGGCAAGGTTGCTCATCTGCTGGTCATATACTCCGTACTTGGAATCTCTGAGGACGAGTTTCTGCGCTCCCTCTTCCGTGATGTTTCCTTGCGCGTCGAAGTTAGACTCATCTTCGTAGATGGATCTGACATCGGATACGACATCCTTGTTGAGCTCCATATCCTCGCCGGCATAGGTGATGACTCTCTGCTTCTGCTCCTGCGACAGAAGTCTTGCCGTCGCGCCTTCTCTGTTCTGAGTCGCGAGAACTGCGTTGCTGATTCCCCAATTCTCCTTGAGGGCCTTGAGACCTTGCTCCGCAGTATCCTGGTTGAGTGCAAGTTCTGTGTCGTATGTATCCTGCCATTTGGCAAGTGCTATCCTCTGCGGTTCGAGTTCCTGCTCGAGCATGGAGATCTCCTGGACCTTCGTTTCGTTCTGTGCCTGGATTGACTCGTTTGTCAGTTCAAGCTGTCCGATGTCGTTCTTGTTCTCCGTGATGGTGCTGTCATCCTTTGCGTTCTGAACGTTCGCTCCGATGATTCCGCCGGTAATAAAACCTGCAACGGCTCCGAAAATGGCTCCAGGAATTGAGAAGATGCCTGCTCCCGCAAGACCTCCCGCGGTTGCTCCCGTTGCTGCTCCCGCAGCCGCATAGCCCCAAAAAGACTCTCCTGCTCCGGCTGCAAAAAGAGGACCTGCTATCATTAAAACAAGTGCGATAATCGCGAATATTCTTTTCATCTTCTCGCTCCTCATGTCTCAAGAAGTTCTATCTTTTCCTTGACCGCAAGGACATTCAACGGTGTCGGATAGTCTGTCAAAAGATAAAGTCCCGCGCTTGTCTGATTCTGCGACTGGATGTCCGTCACGAAGTCCTCTGATACAAGCGGGACCGGTTCTCCGTACTTGTGGCTTCCGTATCTCGCGGAAAGCAACTTGTACATTCTGCTGATGTCATCATGCTGGACTCCGACATAGCCTCCGAAAGACTGATAGACTCTGATCGTTGTTTTCTTCAGCCTGCGGATGTTTCCGAAAGAACTCTGTCCGTTGGCCGGCTGTTCCTGCGAGAGGAATCCCGCCAGGGACTGATACGGGATGCCGATGACGCATTCCGTCACTTCTCTGTCAAGCTCGACGTAGCCGTTCTCGTCAACGGTCATCTCGGGAAGAACGCATCCTGCGGACATCGCGCCGACCTTCATTCCTGCGTAGAGCGGATTGTACAGAATCGTATCCGTTGCCGGTCCGCTGTATTCGATCGCGGAATCCAGGTACAAGTATCCCGAATCGGAGAAGAGGTCATCCATCTCCAGCGTTTCGATGTGATACTTCTTCACGCCTTCAACTTCCACGGATGCCGTCAGATACAGAATGTCGCGTCCGTCATCAAGCCTTCCCGCGCTGATGGTCTCTATGGTCCTTCCCGTCATCGGATGTTTTGCCCAACCGGTGTATATGGTTCCCGTTGAACTATCAATAGTACAACTGAGGAGGGACCCGTCATTCAGCAGGACCCATATCACCAGGTCGGGCATAAACAAGATTGCGAAGTCTTTGATTCCAGGTGAGAACAAGTGCGACGAGTCGGTAGTCAGATCTCTTGTCTGATATCCTTCTGCATCGCGGTTGTAGACCATCATCGAGAGCGTCTTGCCCGATACTCCTGCGTACACGACGTAGTTTTTCATGCCCTTTCCTGCGATGTCTGCGCTGCCTTCGTTCAGACCTGGAGAGATGTCGAACGTCTCCGGCGTTATCATCTGTCCGTTGTCCATGAAGATTGCCTTCGATGCTCCGACGAGGAATCGGATCTGATTGAGGAACCAATATCCTCCGACGAGCTCCGCATCCTCAAGTTCGATTGCGTAGTCACTCGTCGTTCCGTATGTGAAGTCCGTGTATCTGTCGGGTGTCAGTGACGAGTAGTCCGGTGTCCTGGACATGAAGATTGATATCGGCTTGTCTTTGGGAAATCCAAGTACAAGTCTTCCACCAGTAAAGCCGATTGCCTTCGGATACATGCCTGCCGTGTCGAAAGTCACGTCTCCCGTGAAAGTCGGCTGTGCGACAGTGATGGTACTCCCGCTGAGGGTGATGGTCACAACCGGAGATTCAACTGTCGCGAGCCATAGGACTCCCTTGTTCACGGCCACCTGGACCGCATGGATGTTGGAATACTCGAGCATCGAAGATGTCTCGGATGCGATGATTGTCCCAGGATCCTCGATGTCCCATACTCTCACATGTCCGTATGACAGTTCATACTCAAGGTTGTTTGTGCCGTTGAATACGGGGATGAGGACAGCATCGGCCTGGTTGTATGTTGTCTTGAGAAACTTGGTCCCTGGCCTGCGTCTCAATCCGCTGGGACTCATCGGCATGAAGTTACGGCAAAGCTCCAGTCCCGTCTGATAGAACTGGCTGTTGCTTCGGCCTCTCCACAATGGTGAGAGTTCTCCGCTCGGGAAGTTGTTCTGAAGAATGTCGTAGCTGCTCATCTGTTTTCAGCCCATCCCACGAATTTTGTGGTATCCCTCTCTCCCTGGTTCTCTTCGTTCTCCGCGAGGACCAGTGCAGTGTTGAACTCCTGCGACAACTGATTCATCAACGTCGTGTTCGATGTCGTGATCTGCACGATTGCGTATGCAAGCCTTATCGTGATCAGTTCCTTCAGCGCGGGTGATATCTCGTCCGGATCCTTGGGAAGCCGGCCATAAGTGATGTTGCAGAATGTGCTGTCCGTGAGTATGGCGCGTCCCTCGCGCTCCCACTTTAACTCTCCGGTCTCAACCGTATTCAGTCTCGCGAAGTCCTCGGGAAGCGGATACTGATAGATGTATCCGAACTCGGGTATCTGTGCGCTCGGTGCAAGAGCTCGTCTCGTAGCAAGACTCTTCCAGGGGAAGATGCCTGCAACAGACTCGACGGCTCCAGGAAGACATGTATTTATGTAGTTGACGTTGTCCGTTCCGCCGGAGAACGACTCTATCTGCTGATTGCCGGTCTTGACGAGAGCTCTGTTAGCAATTCCCAGCCAGTTGTTCGAGTAGATCATCAGCTCCTCCTTCTACATGAGACTCGGGACCCGAACCTCATGTAAAAAGGGATACCCCAGTTGCCCAGGGTATCCTCGCGGTCATGCTCCAAGTTCGATGGCTGCTGTGAAGGATCCGGTTGCGGAACCGGTTCCCTCAAGTCCGACGTACTGGAGATGCTCCTTCGGAAGCGGAGCTGCAAACACTTTCTTCTTGCCGTCCGTTGCGAAAGTGAACTCGGCCAGGGTGGTTCCGAGAGAGCTGGTGGCACCGGTGGTGATCTTCAGCTTGACGGTTCCCGAAGCAGCAGGTGCAGTTGCGTACCTTGCCACGACATTGGCCTGGTCAACGTTGCCGGTCTTGCGGGTCGCGCCCATGTTCAGAACATTGGCTGCGGACGCATAGGTGTTGGCAGTTGCGATTGTGACAGTACCGAAGTTAAGAAGTGCATCCTTCATGTGTCACCTCCTATCAAAGAGCTGTCTCTGTGTCGGTGATGGCATCGACGCAGATGACGGGGATTCCGAGACAATAGAGAACGGAACCGAAGCCCTCGATCTCCTTGCGGGAATACTGGACGTTGCCCTTCTCATAAAGAGCAGCTTCCATCTGTGACATGACTGTGCTGTTGACAAGCCAAGTTGCGAACTTGCCCTTGTGCGGAAGGGTGTTCTTCATCTGAATAGCAATCTTCGGATCGAAGAGGTTGCTTGTGCCAGTGGTGGCAATGGATGCCATTCTCAGCAGGCACTTCTCGTTGTAGACATGGAGACCTGCGCGGATTGCGAAGAATCTGATCCATGCATACATTTCGCCCGATCCGCTGTTGGCAGCGGTCAGAGCGCGTCCGCGGTCCTCATTGATGAACCCAGGCTGTGAAGCGTTGGGATATCTGAAGTTGACGGCGTGTTCGCCCCACTCGACGAGCCATGCAGATGTGCATGTTGCTCCTGCTCCACCGGCGTCCCAAA